AAATATCCTTAATTATTTAATCTCTTATAATAGTTTAATTATTTGCTAATATCATTTTCAACACCACTTACTTTTTCAAAAGCATTTATTAAATCAGTAAATCCAAAATCTCCAGTATTCTTAATATGGAGAATATCCCAAACTTTAATAAGTTCTGTTAATGAAATACATTTTACCATACATTTAGCATTAGTTTGTCTTTCTGCGTTAGGATTTACTCCCAACATTAATCCGCTTTTCATATATATCTTATTATTATTTTATTAGCCACTCATCTTTCTCTCGCTACTAGCCACCAGATAACTGATGACTATTTAATTACTCTTACAGGAAGGCTAGATATAGCATTAGGGAATCGTATGAAGAAAACCTAAATCTAACCTTACCTGTAGCAGTAATTAAACTGCTATTTTTTATGTTTTAAAGATTTTAAATAAACTTCCATTCTTTCTTTTATTTTTCTTTTGGCGTTCTCCATTCTTACTCTTTTTCTTTGAGCCGGAGTAGTATTTTTTACGATAATTCTATTAATAACTTGCTTAGTGACTTTATAGAAGTCTGCTATGCTCTGCTGGCTAACTCCATCAAAATAACCTTCTAATATTACGTTTATACGGTTTTTATCTGGCTTTGGTTTTGGTTTAATTTCTTTCATAGTTTTGTGTTATTAATTAGCTAATTACTCCCCGAGAAGGGGAGGGTATCAGCCAACTACTTTTTATCACTAATGTAAGTAAGAGTTAAGATAGATTGAGCTTCGACCAGCAAGAACATAATAAATGTAATCCCATCTAAAGCTCCGTCTGATATTAATCCAATTACTCCTAGAAACATTAGAATCGCCATTGTATAGCAGATAATTTGAATCGCTAACTTCATAGTTTTTATTATTAATTAATTAAAAAGGTATAGAATCGACCCTTAACTCTTCCGGAATCTCATCTTGACTAACTCCGGCAGTAAACTCGTCATCTTTCTTTTTGTCTTTACCTTCCTTAATCTTTTGCAACTCTTCTGTGTTTAGAGGGGTAAATTCAGTGTCAGCAGTTAAGAACTTAGTGATGTTTGAATAGAACTTAGATGCATCTTTCTTAGATTGAGCCTTCTCGAGTAAAACTCTAATCTGATGACCAATTAAACCGTTATAGTATTTGCCATCGATTCCTTCCGCCTCTTCTTGCTGGGTAAGTTCTCGTCCTTTAAACGCTTCGATAATCTTGTACAAATCATTTTTACCGTTCTTAGATGAGATAAATAAATAAGATGGAACAAAGTTCTTTGATAGTAATCTGCCACGAGCGTCGTTTCCTTCGGAATCTTTACTGGAAAGAATCGCAAACTCGAAAGATAACACGTCCTCTAACTCTTCGCTCTTGTACTTCTTGTTTTTACTGACATTGATGTCAATTAGTTGTGCTTGATAAATGTCATTCTTTAGTAGTGGGAATGACTTTGACTCCACTTTCTCTGACTTAAACTCTTCATTCATCATAATTTTTGCCTAGTGGCCATCCGGCCTTATGGCGTTATGTTAATTAATTATTCCTCTTCAACTTCAACTCCGCATCCTTCCTTACACTCTGAGCACATTCCGGTCATTGTTTTTTCGTCTATGTAATAGACTCTAGCACCGCAACAATTTGATACTTTTGACATATTATTTATGAGCTAAGTGCCTATCAAGGCAACTCTTTATTTTAAACCAGTGATTCTTATGCATCATTACTAGGATGAATTTATACTCCTTCTCGCTCATTTTAAGTACTCTATCATATACGTCGTCTCTATCTCCTAAAGCATAAATTGAGAAATGCTCAGAGTAGAAAGGGTCGTATAACCATTTCATCAAGTAGGATGTTTGATTTAAACTTATTCTGTCATTTTCCATATTAGTATAATTGTTCTAGGGAGATATTTGCTCTCCAAAGTTGTCCGTGAAATCCAGCCATTAAATCTGCATCAAATAAGTAGTCACATAATTGGCAATATATTGCCTTCTCATCTGCCTCTTTGTTGAGGCGTTCAATCATTTTTTCATTCATACGATTATTAATTAGTTTGTTATATTTACTACCGAGAGAAAAGATAGATTTTTTTGAGGATAACCTCGCCATCAAGTCTCTCAGTAGTGATATTAATATAATAGCTTACAAAATAAATAATGTCAATAGTACTTATACACACCCTAGAACAATCCAGTTTGCTTTGGTTTTATCTTATAAACGTAATCTCGTCCGTATTCTGTTGCCATATTTTCACCGGTTATGTCGTAACCTTCTTTGTTTAAATCACATATAATTGCACCTAACCTGGATATAAAATTTCTTAAACATTCATTCCGAGTTATATAACCTTTAGCTCTTAGCTGGGCTAGCACCCACTCCCTTTGAGTATTATTTTTCATATTATTTTTTAATTATTTTATTACAGACCCATAAATGTTGGCGACCGGAGTTAATCATTTCAATCGTCTTTCTTGTTGAGCAGTCAATGTCGAAAGCACAATCATCTGAAACCTTAGCTTGCCAATAGGAGTTATATTGGAACAATCCTCTGTCTTTACTGTCTTTAGGATTATTTCCTTTATCATTTACCGCTCTTGGATTTAATCCGCTCTCGCAGTTGGCTAAGCGAACTAGATAATCCGGCCATTTAAAATTAAGTTCATCGGCAATAGCTCTAATTTGGAACTCAACTTCCGGATTATTAGTTAGGAGATTAACCTCTTTTATCTCCACTTTAACCTCGGCCACTTCTTGTTTAACCTCTTGTTGAGTAGTAACAATTTTTTCTTGACTCTGCTCAATTTTATTTAATCGAGTAAAGAACAAAGCATCAGACACAACTAGCAGTGAAAAAATTGCCAAAATTATTATTAACATTTTGTTTTTCTCTCTTGTCCGCTTAACCAGTTTTGTTGGTTGTTTCTTATAAGTTTTGTTGTGTTTCTTCATACGATTATTAATTAAGTTAATTAGTTATATCTATAGTATAGCTTACTTTTTAAACTAAGTCAATAGGTAAGTAAACATAACACAAAAACACTATTGCACTTATTTCCAAAATAGTGTATTATAAACATATAAATAGCTGAGAGCTGTTTTCTACCTTATACGAGCGACTACTCTTGGCGGTGTAAACCCTGGGACTTTTATAGCAGCGGTATGGCGGAAAACAAGTATTAGCTATTTTTTTAAAACACAGTCAGTTTAATTAATCATAAATGGTGGAAACATCTCGATTAAAACTGGGAAACCCTCTACCTGCGGCGGATTGTTCTGACTAGCAGGGCTTGGGTTTTTAACAGACATTAAAAACAAAAAACAAACTGGGCGTAGCTCGAGTAATTCTGGGGGGTGGTTGGTTCACCCTCTGGACCCAGTCTTTATAAATTAACCAACAATTTTATGGAGAATCAAAAGAAAGAGTTTACAGGTGTTTGGATACCTAGACACATAATAGAGGACGAAGAGTTATCAATGTCAGAAATGATAATTTATTCAGAGATTTCTTGCTTCGATGTTTGTTATAAGAGTAATAAAAGTTTGGGTAAAAGATGGGGATTAAAACCAAACACGATAAGCATTATAGTAAGCAAATTGTCAAACAAGGGGTATGTGGAAAAGTTAAATTTTAATGGAAGAGAAAGAGCCTTAAAATCAAAAAGTGACAACCCAATCAAAGGCTGCCTATCAGAAAAATCAAATGCAGACTATGATAAAAATAATACCATAGATAACATATTAGAAAACAAAGATATATATATAGCAGATAAATCTGCCAACGAAAAATTAAGCGAAAATAAGCCAAATAAATTAAACGACCTGTATAAACAGTTTGGACTACCGGAAAAAGTAAGAACTGCACCTAATAAATGGCAAGACGAAGCAGCAACCGCTATAAAGTATTTTCAAGATATACAGGGTAAAGAAAGTTCAGTATTCAAATGTTTTAAAGATAACGAGCAAAAAGCAAGAATAGCACTGAGTGATTGTAAGGAGCTAGGAAAAAACAGTGTCTATTATTTCTTAAAGGTTTATAACGAACTAAAAAAGAAATAGATTAACTATATGGAGTTTCTAAAATCACTAGCTGAGATAGAATACGAAATTTCTCACCCCCAAGAGGAGGAAGAGGATAACAGATTTTTAAACACTAACTACTTATATGGCGGAACTGAATCCACAAAGACTACTATTTAAAGAACTATACACCGACCCAACCAGTGAGACTTTCGGTTTAATAGAGGAGTCTGCACTAAAAGCTGGTTTCTCTCCCAGCTACTCTAAATGCCTAATGGCAAAAGCTAGGGGTAACGAATGGGTAGAGAACATAATTAAGAACTCCAGATTAAAAGTTAAAGCGGAGCGAAACCTTGAGAAGTTCCTAGACGACGACTCCAACCCGGCTATCCAAGCCGACATAACCAAATTTACCTTGAAGACTCTTGGAAAGGATGACTACTCAGAAAGACAGGAACTTACCGGCAAAGGAGGAAAAGACCTTTTACCAGTTGACCCTCTCAAAAAGGCGAAGGCTGATGAGGCTATAAGCAACTATTTAAAAGAGGTGGACCGGAATCCCACATCTCAAAAATAATATGAAAAAGAAACCTTGTGCAACCAAGAAGAAAGGGTCAGCTGTAAAAGCTCTTGAAAACCCTGCAGTATTTATAAAAAGAAAAAAGATTTAATGAGCATTAAAGAAATTCTTACAACCGGAACCATAGACGAGCAGAAAGCATTATTCGTGTTTGATAGTACAAACACCACTGAAGAAATAGTACTTAAATTTAACCTATGGTCGAGAAAGAATTTCCCTCAGTTCTTTACATCAAAAGACGCTAGCTTTCATAAAGAAATCGACACTAACAACGTTCTAGCTTACAGAGGACAAATCAAGTCATTTACTGATATTGCCTTTAGAGGAGCTGCTAAAAGTTCAAAAACAAAACTATTCTTGGCGTTCGCAGTTCTAAATGATTTAGACCACTCAAGAAGGTATATAAAAGTATTGTCCGCTGATTTAACCAATTCTCGTCAAATAGTTACTGATGTCTATAATATGCTCATCACTTGTGAGTATATGTATCCAGAGGTATTTAAGAAGTCTGACCTTAAAAGAGAAGAGACAATGGGCAGCTTCACAACAGCGACAGACGTTAAGATGGTAGCTGACACAGTAGGGACAGAACAACGTGGTGCTTTACAGAATGAATCAAGACCGGACCTAATCTTATTTGAAGATATTGAAACTAGAATGACACTCCGCTCGGCAGTAAAGACTAAATCAATCTGGGATAATATGGAGGAAGCAAGAACTGCTCTATCTATTGACGGGGCTTGTATCTATAACTGTAACTATATATCTGAAAGAGGAAACGTTCATAAGCTAGTTCAGAAGAAGAGTAAAAATAACATTGTCCTTATCATTCCAATTTTAAAAGACGGACACCCAACTTGGCCAGAAAGATTCTCCCTAATAGACATCCAGTCAATGAGAGAAGTAGATGACGACTTTGAGGGCGAGAGATTATGTAAACCAAGTTCAAGCCGAGATGTACTATTTGACCGAGACGTTTTAGACAAGATGACTCCCAAAGAACTACTTAAAGACTCGGCAGGATTTAAAATATATCACAAGTTCGACCCATCGCACCGTTACTCTTCCGGACACGATGTCTCTGGTGGAGTAGGGCTAGATAGTTCGACATCAGTATTTATAGACTTTGACACCATACCGGCTAGAGTAGTAGCTACATTTAAAACTAATGAATTGAAGCCGGACACTTTCGGATATGAAATAAAAAGACAGTCAGAAATATTTGGCGGCTCACTCACTGCTGTTGAAAAGAATAACCACGGACACGCCACTATCGCTATCTGTAAACAAGAAGACGTTAACCAATACTATACTAGAGGTAAAGATACTCAGATATACGACCAGAATGCACCTAAGGAGTACGGATGGCATACAAACGCCCTAACTAAGCCAAAGATGCTATTTGCCCTCGCTAAGGCGATAGCAGACGGTCACATTGACCTCACAGACCCTGACCTGATAGCAGAAGCATCAAGTTATTCCCGAGATGACTTAATGGACAGAGAAATAGACCCAAGATTAACAACAAGACACTTTGACCTTTTAATCGCTTGTGCAATCGCTTGGCAGATGAAAGATTATGCAGAAGTAAAACAAACTTACATAGACTATGAGCCAGCAGTTTTGCACAGCTCGATAGGAATCTAGAATATATGATAAATAAAATTATAGCCGATACTATCGCTAACCAATCACTAAACGAAATTAGTGAGAATCGTTTATATAAGAATGGTAAAGTTAAAAACTGGAAGGAAAACGAAGCTATGTACTATGGCCGCAAGGTTTACTCAACAGAAGCAAGAGCTAACGTTTCTTTAGGCCAGATGCAAGAGTTCGTTCACACCTTACTTTCTAAAATTGACAACCCACTTGTATTCAAATTTACTAAAAGAAAACCATCACAACTTAAACGTGTTGACCTATTAAACTCTCTAAGAGCATTCGACTCTGAAAGAGATTTTTGGGATTTAAAGGATATTGTAGGTAAAAAGCAGGCCATCATCTATGGTAGAACCATTTACGCTTACTCAGCATCATCTAATAATGGCTACGAATCCAAATTGGAGCCGATTGACGTTTACGATTTCTTAATTGACCCAGCTGTATCCGGAATTGATATTGAATCAGCGATGAATATGGGAAGATGGGGCATCGTAAAGACCATTAAAGACCTTAAACAAGGAGCTAAAGATGGTATTTATAACCGAGATGCGATAAAAGAGTTAATTGAAAGCGAAGGAAACAACGAAGACTCCAATCAAGAAGAAACAAACAAACGCTCACGTTCTTACGACACTAATGTTCAAGGAATAAAAGAGAAAAAGAACTCTAACAAATACAAGTTCTGGGAGTGGTTTACTACATATAAAGGCGAGCGTTACTATATCTTAATGGCTAACTCCGGTAAATGGATTAGATGCGAGAAACTTTCCGCTATGTTTACCTCCGATATGTGGCCATTCTGGTCTTGGGCAGCCTTCCCGGATTTAACTGAGTTCTGGACACCATCATATTGTGACTACGCCAGAGAACTGTTTATGGCTCAAGAGGTTTCTATCAATCAAATGCTAGATAACGCCGAAGCCATTAACAAGCCACAGAAAGTTGTAAACGTTGGGGCAATCGACGATATGGCAAAAGTAGTTAAGTACAGAAAGGATGGAATTATACCGGTAAAAAATGGAGTAAACATCGACCAAGCTATCCAGTTCGTTAAAACACCATCAATAGACACGCCTATCAAGGTTTATAACTTATTATCAGCAATCCAAGACAGAGCGTCCGGCGTAACAGCTGGAGCAGCCGGTGTAGCCGATGAAGCTGGCAAGGTTGGTATCTATGAAGGAAATCAGATGGCAGCGGCAGATAGATTTGGACTTTTAAATAAATCATACTCATTCGGTTATAGAAGATTTGCTAAATTATATGAGTGGGGCGTTAAAGATAACTTAACTAAGCCGGTGGCAGTAGATATTATTGGCCCTAATGGGGTAGAGGTTAAGAACATCAGCAAGAGAGATATTTATAAGAAAAACGACACCTTCGGTTGTCTAGTAGAATCATCTGACGCTGAGTTAAGTAATTCACTTAAAAATGCTGCTACTAAAATCACTTTCCTTACTAATCAGTTAGCAACAGCAGCAAGCAACCCGGAAGCAGCTATGATTAACACCCAGAAAGCAGTAGAGATGATGGCTAAAATATCCGGATTCAGTGAAGATGAGATTAGAGAATTACAGGACGTTAATTATTTTGGAAACGAAGAGCTTATGTCAGAATCAGACAGAGACATCGAAGCAATCTTAAATGGTGAATCTATTGAGCCAAATGAAATGGCTAATAATGCATATAAGCAGAAAATGGTTAACTATATGCGTGACCACAAAGAAGACATCACAGATAAACAGTTTGCTGCTATCTCTGAATATATTGATTCTTTATCAGACATCATTGTTAGAAACGAAGCTGGAGCGTTTGAAAATGAGCAGACAAGCCTAATCAATGCTCGAGCAGACGCTTTAAACAATGTGATGCCAACACAAGCCCCAGGACAAATTAACTTACCAGGCACACCATCCCAGGGTGTCGCCGGAACAATATAAATATGAAATACAAAATTGAGAAAGGTATCATAGTCAAAACTGACTTTGAAAACTATTACGACCCTAAAGAATTTGTCACTACTTTAGCTGGCGTAGAAAAAAAGCTCGTAGAGATGGATGCACAGAAAAAGATTTACGACGCTAAGGCAGACAACGTAGCAAGAAACCACCCTCACGTTTTGAAAGTAGATGAGGAAAAGAGAAACGCTATCTGGATTTATCACGAAAATTTCGTAGCTGGAATGCAAGCAGCTAAAATCATTAAACAGTTAAAGAAAGACATTAAAGGATTAAAAGCTGAAATGGAAGAGATTACTAAGCAAACTGGTCATAAGTTCGAATAATATGGAAGACATTATCAAGGAGTTAGAAATGGCCAAGTCTCTATTAGTAGTAAAAGAGTCTGAGGGCGGCAAGATATTACTCGATGACTTAAATAAAGACGCTGCCAACTCACTAGATATAATCATTTCAAACTATAAAGAGTGGGACCATATCAGACTTATCACTGAAATAGCTAAGATAGAAGCCATTAATAATCTATCGAGCAAGCTAAACGTCAACCAAGAGACAGTCAAACTATTAGAGACAGAGCTAGAAGAGTTAAAAAATAATAAATAAATCTATGTTTAAAAAGAAAGAAGAAGTAGAAGAAGTCACCGAAGAAGAGGTGATTGAAAATAATTTAGAAGGTGAAGTTGAAGCCGGTGAAGAAGTTATTATCCCGGCTGAAGAAGAAGTAGAAGAAGTTATCGCAGAAGAGCCTAAATCTGGCTATCGTAAATGTACTTGCGGAGCCTTAGTCGCACTTCCAATGGAAGGTGAAGAGGCAACAGTTTGCGAGTGCGGTGTTAAGCATACTTGGTAATTGCTATTCTGCTCCTTCCGGGAGCAGTAAGCAGCGACTAGCTGTTCTATCCCGACTGAGATTGTCAGTCAGCTAGGGAAACTAGCTTAAAATAATTCAATATGGAAAACGAGATTACTCCTGCTGAGGAGGTTAAAGAAACAGAAGTCGAGCAAGAGGGAGAAACTACTGAAGTTATGACTGAGGCAGAAACCACAAAGGAAACCAAAGGCAAGACTATGGAAGAAGTACTAGGCGAGAAACCAACTAAATCTTCTGAAACAGTGCCACTTAAAACTTTCTTAGACATTAAGAAGGAAAAAAAGGTAGCTGAAGACAGAGTTAGAGAGTTAGAAGGTCAGATTGCCAAAGGCGGTGACACAAAGGAGGCAAGAGCCGAACTTAAAAGCATCGCTGACGAATATGACGTTGACCCAGTTTTCTTAGAAAAACTGTCATCTGCCATATACGCTCAAGCTGAGCAAAAAGCTGAAGAAAGGATTAACTCTAAACTTGGTCCACTAGAAGCTAAAGAAAGAGAATCAAAAATAGACAAGGCTTTCAACGAACATTATGAAAATGTTATGACTGAATTGCCTGAATATGCAAATGTTGTTAATAAAGACATCATTAAAACTCTATCTTTACTTCCGGAGAACTCAAAGAAGACCTTTCCTCAGATTATAGAGGAAACTTACGGTAAAACCGTCACCGGAAAGAAGACCCTAGAGAATGGTACACCGAGAGGTGGTAAAAATGCTGCTCTTGAAATGAATAGGATAAACGAGCCAGGATATTTCAAAGAAATTATGGCCGACCCTAAACTGAAAGAGGAGTACAATAAAGGCCTTTCTCAAAGAATCAATTTATAGACGGTAATTCTATGCAAAAAGGACAAAGGATAACTGAAGAAACAAGAATAAAGATGTGCAACGCTCACCAAGGTCAAGTTTCATCAATGAAAGGTAAAAAACACTCAGAGAAAACAAAGAAAAAAATGAGTGAGTCTGGTTTAAAAAACAACTATATGAAGGGGAGAACAAAGGAATTATCACCTTGGTTCGGTAAAAAATTACACCCAGATACGGTTGAAAAAATGAGACAAAAAAAACTTGAAAAACCAACCAAATATTGGCTTGGAAAGACCAGAGATGACGAAACAAGGCTAAAGATAAGCGAAGCTAACAAAGGAAAAGAAAGTAAAAATAAGGGAATACCTTTATTAGCTAACAGTAAAGATAAACACTGGAATTGGAAGGGTGGAATAACTCCTCAAGAAAAGTCGGCTAGGAAATCACTTAATGGAAAAATATGGCGTGACGCTGTATTTTATAGAGATGACTATACCTGTCAAGATTGTGGAGATAAAAATTCTAAAGATAATGCAGTTGTTTTAAACGCACATCATATAAAACATTTTTCAAAATATCCTGAGCTAAGATTTGCTATAGATAATGGGATTACTCTTTGTTATGACTGTCACAGACAGAAACATTCAAAGAATAATAGATAAATATATTTCATTGTTAATTTATAAAGAGCAATTTGACAACTCTTATCAAGAAATCTTCAATAAGGTTTTAGTTGGTAAATCTATTGCTAATTTACGTTTTGAATCAGTTTTAAAATATGGTGAATCTGTAGAGCGTGTTGCTTTCGATTTATCTGGAGTTCGTGTTCGTTCTGTTAGTCGTGGTAGTGCTTCTACTATTGATTCTCTAAGTGATACTTCTGAATTACTTACTATCAATATTGAAAAGGAAGCTGTCTTCCACATCTCTGATGGTGAAGTAAGACAAGCTGGACCAATGAATCCAGGTGAAGTTATTGGCGGTCAAGTTGCTGTTAAAGTAGCTACTGACTTAGATGCTCGTATTCTTTACGAAACTAAGAATGCTCTTAATGCTTTCGATACTGGTGATTTAACTACTTTAGCTTCAACAGGAACTCCTATCACTTTAAGTGCTACTACTGTTCCTCAAATGACATCTCGTATGGCTGCTAAATTATTAAAGAACAGTCAGATTTTAACTAATCTAGCTTGGGTTCTTGATTCTTATGCCGCTGCTGATGTAGAACAATACTTAATGGGAAAATCTATTGATTTAGCTGGTGTAGTATTTAAGAATGGTTATGCTGGTCCAGTTCGTAATGCAGAACTTTATGTTTCTGAAAACTTAACCGGTGAAGCATTATTCACTTTCTCAGTTGGTTTAGCTTCTGATGGTGACACTATCACTATCAATGGCGTAGTATTTACTTTAAAGACTACTTTAAGTTCTGGTCCTGCTGTTGTTGGTGAAGTTGTATTAGGTGCAAACTTTGCAGCTACTATCACTAACCTTGCTGCTGCTATCAACGCTCCAGGTACTACTAGCTCAACTTTCACAGCTTTAAGTGCTGCTGGCCAAATCTTGGTAGCTGATACTTATAAGTTGGCTGCTACTGGAACTGCTACAACTTTAACAGTTGTTGGTACCGGTTCTGGTCGTATGGTTATTTCTGAATCTGCAACTAACGTAGCTTTAACTTCTAACTTCATCCATTCTTACTATGGTAAGAAAGGTGGTATCGATGTAGTTGTTCAAGATATGAAAGAAGTTGATATGAGAGAAACAGCCGATAGACGTGGAACTAATGTCTTCAGCTCTTATCTTGCAGGTATTAAAACGTTTGCGGATGGGGCGAAGAAATTTTTAGACGTCAAAATCGCTTGTTAATATAGACTGGGGGAGGTTAGTTTACTTCCCCCTCTCTAAATAACTAATTAAATTATTATGCAAACAGACAAAGATTTAGCAGGTATCTTAATTCAAGAAACTAATTCAGAGGGTTTAATCACTCTTTGTCAGTCTTCTGGTAATTTAGCTACTACTGCTTCGAAGTTTGCTATTGGATGCATCTTAACTGATACAACTAACGGTAAATCTTACTCAAACGTAGGAACCGTTGCTTCTCCATCTTGGAACTCAGTATCTGAAATCACAACATCAGAAATTGCCGATGGGGCTGTAACTTATGTTAAAAGAGCTGTTATTGGAGCTGCAACTGCAACTGCTGATGGCTTAACAACAGGTTTAATCCTTCCGGGAGAAACTTTTGTGACTGTCACTTCTGACAGTGCAACTAAGTTTATTACTCTTCCAGCCATTGACGCTTCAACTATTGGTCAAACTATCGACTTATATGTTGGTGCTACTGGTTATGAATTAGTAACTCCTGCAAGTTCAAATAATACAATCAATACAGTTGATTCAGACCAAACAAATCAATTAGACGTAGCTGCAAACAGCTTAGTTCACTTGATTCAAGTTTCAGCAACTGGTTGGTTCTCTTATAATCACGCTGCTACTACTATCACTGTAGTTGCTCCAGATAATGATTAAATTCTTTCTCTGCTCCTTATCACTAGGGGGCAGGAATAAGAATTAAATTTTAACACTATGATGACCCAAGAAATTATAAAAAGATTTGAATTATACGTTGATGATGGGACTGAATTATCCAGCCAAGAAGAGTTGGACTTATTCAACCAAAAATATACAGATGTTTGGACAAATAGACCTTGGGAGTTTGCCAAGAAACCGTTTAGCTCGGCTATTTCCGGGGTAAGCGTTTCTCTCCCAGACGATTTTGCTTATATCACTGAGAATGGACAATATACTGACGTTTCAATGAATGATGTAAACGGGAACTCAGCTCCTAAGATTATCTGGATAGGCTCTAACAAGTATCAGTTGGTAAATTGGAGCGATAGAAAGCAGTACGAAGGGAAATCTGGCTATTGCTATGTTGATATAAGAAACTTACTGTTAACTTTTACTGAATCAGTGTCCGGAACAGTTGAATTTGACTACGTCTTCTTCCCAGAATCTCTTGGATTATCAGATGAGCCATTATTTCCAGCTGCTTACCACCAAGTATTAGTTCACCTTATGGCGACTGACGACTATATCATCCAACAATTTGACAAAGCTAAGAGTTATTCAGCTGAAAATCAAGAAAAAGCTAACTATTGGTTAGAAAAAATGCAACTTTGGAACGCAAATTTAATCTGCAATTAATATGCTGACAAGCGAAACAAAATTATATAGTCTGGGAATTCATAATCTCTTGCCGGACGACCAAATACCTAAAGAAGCTGCTTCTAATTCTTCTAATTGGCTAACTCAGAGCGGAAGAATAAAACTAGTTGGCGGTCGCCAATTTGTTGGCAGTCAAGGACTAGTTGGTAAAATTAACGCTCTTTGGGCTGGTTATACGGTCAGCGGAGAGAAAATCTTGTATAGAAAGACAGAATCTAAATTACAATGGTTCGTTGCCGGAGATTGGTTCGATATTTTAACTGGTTTAACAGATACAGAGTTTTCTTGTGCTAACTACTCAAGTCTAGCTGGGTCTTTTACTCTTTTTAATGGTCAAGATGGATTTTATTTAATAAATAATGGCGACCCAGAACACGCTATCAATATTTATAACTCAGCTAAGAACTTTAAAGGCTACATAATGATTGACAAGGGTAGAACTATCCTCTGGAATCGTGATTTTAAGGACAAAACTGGCCTATATGGCTCGAGAATAGACAGACAGGATTCAACTACCTATACGGTCGTTACCGGTGAAGCAATAGGCGCTCTAGGCTCTAAGCACTACGTTGGAACTTTAGCTTATAAAGCCGGAGATGCTCGCAGAGTTCCTTTTGCTGTTACATTCACAGCTTTAACAGGAGCCGGTCAAGAAACATTCACTGACAACTTTGATGGAACACTTACATCAGACAAAGGAGGAACAGGCACAATTCATTACGGGGACGGTTCTTATGTGATTGATTTTAACGGGACTACTACCGGAGCGGTGACTGCGACTTATCAATGGCAAGACTTTACTAATAAAGGAATCGCAGATTTTTCTAAATCAGCTACTCGTTTAGCTGGTGAAGGGTTCCAAGTTCCTCAAGACGAAGGTGGTGACGCTATTTTAAACGTTGTCGTCGGTTTAGATGGTGCTTATTACTCAATGAAGAGCCAATCTGCTTACAGATTCTTAATGGATGACACCGACTTAAACCCAACTAACGAAATTTATAGAAAAGATTTAGGCATTAAGAGTTGGAGAGGTGTTTATTCAACTGCTAAAGGTGTTGTTTTTGTTAACACAGCCAACGAGCTAAACCCAATATTTACTATTCTTGTTAAAAACAAACTAGGAGACAACGTTGAGCCGGTTATTCTCTGCCCTCACTTTGATTTTGCTAAATTCGACTACTCTGATTGCTGCATAGACACTTTTGACACTTACGTTCTTATTTCTTGTAAGGAATTGGGCCAAGACGAGAACAATGTTATTCTTTTTATTAACTTGGCCGACAAATCAGTAGATATTATTAAATACGAAGCCAGAGTGTTTGCTAAGGACGGAACTAAACTTTATGTCGGCTCTCCTATCTCCCAAGACGTTTACAGAATATTAGTTGGTTTTGATGATGAAGATTTAGCGATTCAGAACTTTTTTGAGACCAAAGCTGAGAACTATGGCAGTCAAGACCTAAAAAAGTATAGACGTTTAGTTTTTAAAGGATTAATTGACATTGACCAGAAAATTGACGTTTACCAGGATGAAGATGGCTCCGGATATTCATACCTAACAACGATTGACGGTAAGGCTGATTACGTTGATTATTCATCTCCTCAGACTATTGGATATAACACTATCGGCGGCGGTCAGTTAGGTGGTGACGACCTCGCAACTTCATATCCTTTCTTCTGTCAGTTACGAGTTAAGGTCAGTAAATTCAATAAAAGAAAACTTAAATTTGTTGCTACTGGTATCGGTTACGCTGAGATAAATTATCAAAGCGACTGGGACATCCAAGCATTCGAGAATCGTATTCCTAAAAAGTATAGAATAAAGAAAGAGGATGCCGCTCTCCCAGACTAGCACCGCAAATTTCTTTCAATTCATTAATTAATAAACATATATGTTTGACCCAAAAATCATAGTAGCCGACTTCAAAACATCTTTAGCCGCTAAAATGGCTGTAGGTGCGACAACCGGCTCAATCGTAAACAACTTAGACGATGATGGAGCAACTTTACCAACTGGTAAATATTACTTTACTCTCGACGCTGACTCAACAGTTAAAGAACATCTCACTTGCACATTAACCGGTAAGAATATGACTGACATCAAATCAGTCTCAAGACAAGGAGTTGAAACAGTAGGAACAGTC